TTTTTTGGGGCGAAATACCTCTTGACAAATTTATTTTAGCATATTTGAAAATAAAGCTTGACATTTTGGTTAAAATAGTGTATAATGTATTTAAAAAATAAGGAGAATAACTATGGATTATTGTACTTGTGGTAAAGTATGTACATGTGATGGAATAGGTTGGTCTATAAAGAGAGGTAAGGGAAAGAATAGGCTTATTTCCTATACAAATTTGATAACAAAAGGAGGGGATATGTTAAATTTATATGAACTGGCTGCAGTGATTGGTGAATCGTTGGAAGTTAAAATAATATCTAATGAGGGTTTTAATATTGAATTTAAAAATTGTGAAGTGAAGGATTCAAAAGACTCTTCTGTAATAGGTGGATGTTGGGGAGTTGGAAGTTCAATTGAAGAGGCGGCGAATGATTATTTTCGAAAGATTAAAGGAAAGTGGTTGGTTTTTGATTCACTGACGAAGTCTAGACGAGAATACAGTACTGTAATTGCAAAGAAAAAGAAAATAACTATAGGGTATTGTAGAATATGCGGTAAAGATTTATATCCTAGAGTAGGTACTAATAATATTATGGACAATCCCGCTTATAGAACTATACTTTGTGAAGATTGTAGATTTGACAGAGTAATGCTTGACCAAGGATCTAAATTTATAAGGTTTAAAGATATCTATAGAAGAGTGAGATATATAAGAAGAGATTTTATTCAACTAGTTGAAGAGGTTATAAATCCTGAGCAGTTTACTAGCAGTGATCTAGATCATGAAGCATTTATAAATACTAATGGTAGAACAAAAGTTAAATTCGGTGATACATACACAGATTACATTTATTTAAGAGATGAAGTGGATGAAGTTATGAAATTAATATATAAAAAATAAAATAAGGAGAATAACTATGGATTATTGTACTTGTTATAGCGCTTGTCTGACTGGAGTATGTACATGTGATGGAAGTGGATTTGGTGGTGAAAGGCCTATAATAACTTGTTGCACAGGTCTTCCTAACTATGAAACAGGTGAGATAGTAGATTGTCTTGCCAATTCAAGGTGCGAAGGGTGCACTAGCCCTATTGAGAAATTTAATGATGGTATAGGTATAAAAGATAATTTTAGTTACAGTAAGTTTGTAGATGAGAGGATTAAATATAACAAGAGGTATGTGCATGATTGGTTCTGCTATCAATGTGGTAAATACCTTTGCACTTCCAGTAACCTAGACACGATGATTGATCCTACACATATTAAAATGTTCTGTGAGGGATGTTGGGGGGAGATGAATGAAGAGACCTAAGAAAGCCAAGTAGGGGAAAGAGGTATCAACCTATACAATCTATATTGTATAAAGGAGGAACTAAATGCCTAGAATAATTGGAGCTTTTGCTCCTAATGATCCTGATACGTTAAGGTGGGGTATTACTATGTGCTTGTTATCACTTCCAACTCCTTTGATTGTGGTAGCTTTACCATTACTTGTAATTTTAGTACCTGTTTATATTATCAGGAAAATATCTGAGTGAGGTGTACATGGATGATATTTATATGTTATATTTGTGGGTCTAACACTCCATATGCACAAATGTTTGAGGATCTGATTGGAAATAAGATTTATGTGTGTGATAAATGTGTAGGTAGTCGTATGCATCGAGTTAAGTATAAATATAGATATCTTTCTAAGGAGGTGAAATAAATGAAGTTAAGATATGTACTTGTTCTATTATTAATAATAGTATGTGGGTCTGTGAGCGCTGGTCAGAATCCTTTAGGTAAACTCACTACTCTTCCATATGAGTCTGAAATAGATCCTAATGTTTTTTATAACTATGATATGGTTGCAGTTAATCCTATACCATTTAGTGATGGTACAATTGGCACTGCTTATTTTTTAACAGATCCTGATGGGAAGTTGGAAAGTATAGTTGTTATATTTGATATAAATATGATAATGATAGTATATGGTTGGAGATTGAATGATGAGATTTTTGTTTATAAATTGAATGAGGATAACACTAAGTATATAAGGTATACCCCTGAGATTGTTGAAGATAAAGAGGGTGGAGTGTAATTAACTTAAAAATAGATTGGATTAATATGTATGGATGATAAAAAAGTAAAATTTCCCAAGACAGTTAAAGTTGGTGGGTTGGTTTATACTATTATGTTTCCGCATATCTTTATAGATCAACCTACCTATGTTGGATTACATAATGGTTTCTCTTCTGCAATACGTATTGCAGATGTATATCAAGGACATAGAAGGGAAAATCAGATTATAGTAGAGACATATATGCATGAGTTATTACATGCTATAGATTTTGTATATTGTGGGGATAGTATTGAGGAAGATACGATAGCAGTGTATGCTCGTGCTTGGTTACAGATATTACAGGATAATGAATTATATTTATACAGTGATAAACTTCCTAAGAAAGTTAAGATTGGGTGTTTTATCTATAAAGTTAAATATCCACACTCTTCTGTAGAATCAAGTAAAAGTATTGTATCATCAACCTCTAATGATAGATTAGTAATAAGTATTGACAATAGTGATGGATCTGAGAAATTTCATAGCAGGTTTGTAAAGGTAGCTTTGCTACATGGTATTTCAAGTGGTATTTCATGTGTTTATTTTAATAATAGTAATAGTACTGAAGAAGCAGATGAGATAACAAAGATAAGAAAGACTAGTTTTTCTCATGGTATATATCAAGTTATTACTGATAATAAAGTTGATGTCTTAATAAATAAATATAAGAAAAAGTAGGTGGGGTGTGAATGAGTAATTTAAAGTGGGAGGATTTAACCCCCAAAGAACGATGGAAGTATGTTAACCAAGATTTTGTCAGGAAGTATGAATTATTACCTAGAGGTACTATTGGTGATATAATCGATGAAGATGAATCTTTTTGGGGTTGTGTTAATTTGGAAGATTCTAATAAATTAAGATTCGCAATTATAGGATTACATAAGGATGGTAAATCAACAGAAGAGATTGCTTACCATGTTCCTCTCTCATACAGTCAAATATATAGGATATTAGAAGATTATAGAAATGAACCTATTTTAAAAGAGAAAATACTAGAATTACATAAAGAGGGTCTTACAAAAAAGCAGATTTTATATAAACTTAAATGTGCAAAAAATTATATAGATCAGGTATTGAGAGAAAGTTCTGTCGCATGACTTTTGTAGATAACTCTTTGTAATTACTATAAATACCTTCATATTTTTGATGAATTCTGCCTTATAGTAGAAAGGTAGTAAAAATAGGATGTTATTGTAACCCAATATGTGTGAACACATAACAAATTATATACAAGGGGTTGTATAATAGCAGTTCTATTTTTATATCCTCAATTTAGAAGGAGAATGGAAATGAATTGTAAGACTACTTGCAGAGGTAACAAAATGAAAAAAATATATATAATGGAGAGAAGAAGGCGTTTTTAGGAGGCAAGATATATGCCAGTATTAAGTTGTGGTAAAGGTAAGTATCGCATCGGGTCTGGTAAGTGAATGTATAAATCAAAAGCCTCCGCTGAGAGAGCTTATCGTGGGTATCTAGGATCAAAAGGGAAGAAAGTACGTAAGAGGAAAAAACGTGGGTAACATATCTGGAATTGATAAATTAAAAAGATTGCATCATATAAAAGAAGCAATAGATGAAGGAAAAACAGATATTCAAATTGCGGAAGAATTAGGTATAAGTCTACGTTCTATCCAACGTAATAGAAAGTATTTAAAAGATCTAGCTGTAGCTGATTTAACTAATAAAGAAATTGCTGAAAAAAGAGAAGAGCTATATTTAGAGTTATTAGAAGCTACTACTGAGATAAGGGGTTTATTTGATTTTTATAAGACCCCACAAGTTTGTCCTATATGTAAAGGTACTAAAACTATATTAATCAAGAAGAAAAATGTAGAAAAATATGTACCTTGTAGTTTATGTAATGGTAAAGGAGTAGTACATTTCCCGAAAGATGCAAGAAGATTTTATGATGCCTGGTTAGAAGCTATAGAGATGAGAGCTAAACTTTATGGCTTAGATACTATGAAGGTGGATTCCTTAATACAATTAAATCAATTTAATAAATATACTATTCCTGATACAATTGATGCTACATCTGGAAGGATTTTAGCTGAGACTATGAAGGAACAGCATGAGAATAAGTTAAAGAAGTTAGAATAATTCCTATGGAGGTAGGAAAATTTGGTAGATATTGCAGAACATCTCGATAAAAAATTTGATAAAGGTCTACCAAATTATTTGAAAGACTATTTTGATTCAAAAGATCTCAATGATATCGATGATATGGTGATGTCAGAGGAAGACTTTTGGAAATATAACAAGACTGAAATAGTTAAAAAGAGACGGCATACAGATCATCCGGTATTCCAAGAATCCCCAAGAAATACAGAACGTGTTGAAGAAGAACGAAACTTATCTCAAGATGAGATAAATTATCTCATCAAATTGTGTGAAAGAGATATGTATTTATTTGCAATACGTTACTTTCCACACTATCTTCAAAAACCTAGTAGCCAATTACATAAATTTATATATGATTTACTTTCAACAGAACTAAATAATGCAGAACGTATTAAAGGGTTTAAGTGGGCAATAGCAGCGCCCAGAGCACATGCAAAATCTTCTTTGGTATCAGCTATTTTTCCTTTATGGTGTATCTGTTATAATAAAAAGAAGTTTATTATACTTGTTTCTAATACTGCTGGGCAAGCTGAGGACTTCTTATCTGATATAAAAAGAGAACTTTCATTTAATGAGAAATTACAAAAAGACTTCCCACATATTTCTGGTCAAGGACCAATATGGAGAGCTAATGAAATAATCACTACAAATGATATAAAAATGCTAGCTCTTGGTTCTGGAAACCAGATTCGTGGTAGACGTTTTGGAGTTTATCGTCCAGATCTTATTATTGGTGACGATATGGAATCTTCTGAAGATATTCGTTCTGAATCAAAGAGGGAATTTTTAAGAGGAGAATGGTTTGACAAAGACGTCTTATTTGCCGGTGGTGGAGAAAATTATCTAACAGATTTTTTTATTGTTGGTACAATTCTTGGGAGTGACTCATTACTCAATGCTTTAATTACTCCTACAGAATATCCAGACTGGAAAAGTAAAGTATTTAGAGCAGTTATAAAATTTTCTCATTCTAAGTTATGGAATGAATGGTCTAGATTATATTCGGACAGATTTAATGATGATAGAATATTAACTGCTAAAAAATTCTTTGAAGAACGTATGTTGGAGATGCTGGAAGGTACTGAAGTCTTATGGCCTGAAGGAGATCCATATTATAGTAATATGATTGAAAAGTACTTTAGGCCTAGTGCTTTTAGTACTGAAAAAATGAATACTGGTATTGATCCAACAAAGATTTTGATTATGGAGAATCAATTACACTTTTCAAGATTCTCTGACCCAGAAATTAGTAGTATATTAAGAAATAAAAGACAAGCAGTTAGGTATGGCGCTCTAGATCCTAGTTTAGGTAAGAAGTCGGACTCAGGAGATTTTTGTTGTATTGTTACATTAGTTAGAGATTTAAAATCTGGTTATTTATTTGTTGAAGATATTATGTTAGATAGGATATCCGTTGAAAACCAGATAAAAATTATAATAGACTATCACAAAGAATTTTCTTATCATCTTTTTAGTATTGAGACAAATGCTTTTCAATATGTTGTTGCTGAGAATTTACGTAAAGAATCACGTAAATCTGGGGCATTGGTACCAATAATAGAATTAGATAATTATCTAGATAAAAAATTACGATTTGAGGGGATAATACCATTTTTAGTGGATGGTACTATAGTTTTTGATACTGATAAATATGAGAATAGTCAGCAGTATGCTAATTCTATTGATCAATTATGCTTAGTAACTGGTAAAGGTGATTCTCATGATGATGTTTTTGATGCCTTAGAGATGGCTGTACGAATAGCTAGAAAGAAAAAGTTTAGGCGCATCACAAAGCAAAATAGAAGAGATTAATAAAGCGAGGGTTTAATCTATGCCTGATAAGATTAATTTAAGTGAGCGTACTCATCCATTATATGATGAGAATCTAGAGTCGTGGGAGTTATATTATAGCTCTGCACAGGGTGGGGAAAAGTTTATCACTGATGCCAATTTATTCAGTCATAGACTTGAAGATGCAGACGATTATAGTGAACGCCTAGATAGATCTTACTTCCTTAATTTTTGTGATACTGTTCCAAATATCTATAATTCTTATATATTTAAATCAGATATAGAAAGAAAGCCAGATGTTACTATTGATTTATTTAGAAGAAACTCTGATGGGATAGGTACTGATATATCTGAATTTATTAAAAGAATTGGGTATTTAGCTTCAGTTTATGGTGTGATTCATGTTTTAGTTGATATGCCTAAAGAAATCTCTAAAGTAAGTGGATTAAAGAAAGGGTTATTAAGTAAGGCTGATACTAAGAACATAACTCCTTACTTATCAGTTATACATCCAACACAATTAAAAGATTGGAGTGTAGATGAATTTGGTAATTATAATTGGATTATTATGGAATCAACTTACTATGAGGATTTTGATCCTACAATAGAAAGAGAAGAAAAATTACTTTATAAAATCATCACACGAGAAGACTGGAGAATTGAAGATGAGGACGGAGAAAAAGTAACTTTTGCTGATGGTTCTCCTTCTGAAGGACCAAATGACTTAGGTGTTGTACCTATTGTTACAATGTATCATAAAGATCTATCAAATAATAAAGTTGGTGAATCACTTCTTAAAGATATAGTCTATGTTAATAGGATTATCATGAATTGGTGCTCTTGTATTGATGAAATGATAGAGAGACAAACTTTTTCCCAATTAGTAATTCCTGATGATGGTACAATGGCTGATAAAAAAGAAGAAGATGGTGATCCATTACAAAGTATAGGAACATCATCTGTTTGGACATATTCTGCTGAATCAAAAACAGCTCCTGCTTTTATAAGTCCTAATGCGGAGAATTTATCTGTAGTTTGGAAATTAGTTCAGGATCATATAAAAGAAATATACAGAATGGCTGGTTTACTTGGTGGTACAAGTGATTTATATGCATCTAAAAGTGGTAGACAAAGCCAAATGAGTTTTTTAGGTACTAATTCTTCACTAGCTGAAAAAGCAGCTAGTTATCAGAAGTTTGAAAATCAAGTTTCTAGGGTAGTTTATGCACTTTTAGGAAAGAATGTAGAAGAATATGAAGAGGTTGCATATCCTAATCAATTTGATGTTACTGCATTAACAGATGAAATTGAAAATTCATTTAGAATAATGGAAAAGAATTTCTCACCAATATTTAATAAAGTATTACAGAAGAATATAGTCAGAAAGGCTATTCCAACAGCTCCTCAGAGTTTACGTGAGGAAATAGAAAATGAAATCGAAGCTGGGGATGGTATTGTAGAATCAATGAGTACTCTAGGTGCTAACTCTATGAAAGATGACGGTAGTGGAAATCCAAATAGTAACCTTGGAGATTCTACTAGAACCTCACAGCAAAATGATAAAGAAAATATAGGAAAACAAGCAAGAGAAAATTAAAGTATGACAAGCTCTAAAACTTGGGAAAATTCACAAGAGTATGAAATGGAAAATGCTATTGTTGCGATGGGAAAAGACTATTTTAAAAAATATTGTAAGCAATTAGAGAGTGGAGACTTATATATTTCTAAAGGGGCTATACCTAATGATCTTATGTTTTATGAATTTTTTAATAACTCTAAAGAAAATTGGATAAATTTTACCAAACATATTAATGATAAAGTATGTTTAGATATAGGACCATGTATACTAAGTCCTTTAGTTAGTTGGGATATAGCATCTAAAAGATATCTAATTGAGCCTTTATATAAAAGAGTATATGAGTGGCAACTAAATAATTTAGGAAAATCTGTTTTTGAAGATTTAATTTGTTATGGACATGCAGCAGAAATACCTATACCAGAACTTATTGGTAAAGTAAATGGGGCTATTCTATGTAGAAATATACTTGATCATACCCCAAATTGGAAATCTATACTTTCACTTATTTCTCGTTATGCAACAAAAGATTGTAGACTTCTATTGTGGACTGATTTAGATCATAAAGGAAATGCAGATATTGGTCATTATGATATTACAAAAGATATAGAATATTTTAAAAACTTAATTAAAAATCTTGGATTTAAAATTGTTAGAGAATATCAAGATCTACATAGAGACACAATAAACTATGGATGTTTTTCTATAAAGGAGTGAATTATGGCATCAAAACTTACTGCTGAAGATAAAAGATGGAGAGCTGAGAGTGACGCTCGTACATTAATTGAAGCTGAGTCTATAAAGAATGATTCAGCTAGAAAACGTGCTGCCATAACTGCTGCAAAAACTATTATTAAAGAGAAAGAGAAGGAAGTAAAAGCTGTTAAGAAGATTATACAGCCAACTAGAAAAACCAAAAATAGAAGGTAATGGATGTTACTTTAGTAATTCTAAACTTCTATGGATTTAGGAGGTAAAACTATGTCAAAGTTAGAAGAATTAAAAGCAAAGGCTACAGAGTTAGAGATTACATACGAGGATGAGATAACTGAAGAGGATCTTGCAAGCAAGATTTCCGAGGTAGAAAAAGAAAAGAATGAGAAAGATCCTGACTATTTAAGAAAAGAAGCAGACAAGGCCTTTAAAGCAAGAGATGCTGCTAAAAGGGATAAACGAGCTAGTGATGCTGAAATAAAAAAGCTCAAAGAGAAAATGGCTTCTACTGTTAGTAAAGATGATTACGAAGACTTAAAGGCTCAACTTACCGAACTTCGTGAAAGAGAGATAGCACGAGAAGAGGCAGAAGAAGAAGAGAAACTTAGTAAAGCTTCTGAATCTGAAAAAGCTAAGATACTCGCTGATAAAGAGAAAGATCGTCTTCGTCAGGAGTATGAAGTAAAGTTAAAGCAAAAAGAAAAAGAGTTTGAAAAACAAATGGAAGAAGCTAAAAAGTTAGTTGAGATGAATCAAGCTCTTCGTAAAAGAACTCTTGAGAGTGAAATAATTATTGCTGCTGAGAAAAATAATGCGTTAAAACCTCAGCAAATTGTAAGATTACTTAAAGATGATTTTGAGTGGGATGATACTCTAGGTAAATACGTGTACGAAGAAAAAGATAGTAAGGGCAAACTTGTTGATTATCATGATGTTGAGTCATATGTAGCTGAATTTCTTGGAAGAGAAGAGAATGATAATCTGGTCAAGAGTGATATTAATGCTAATACCTTTAGTTCTAGTCGTGGGGATACAAGTACAACTACTACGACTACTAAAAAAGGGGATTATAAACCAACAGGTAAGTATGATCCTAAGAATCCACAATTACTTCAAGAAGCAAGAAAAGAAGGTATGCCTGTTGAGAAGTGGATTAGGATAAAAGAAATGCGAGATAAACGTTTAAAAGAGAAAGAAGAACGTCTCGAAAAATCAAAATAAAGATTGACTGTCGGATGACGCTCAATTATAAAATAAAAGGAGTGAAAAGATTATGGCAGAAATTAGATTTGGTCATCGTGAAGGACCAGGCAAAGGGAAAGAATATCCTGTTGCTGCCAGCCAAACCTTCTATCGAAGGGGGGGTAAGTTCTGTTATCTAGACAGTACTGGTGCTGTTGTTGTAAAAAGTTCATCTAGTACTTGTGCTACAAGAATAATGGGTTGGGCAGAAATACCTAAAGATGCGGCTGGTTATGATTATTGGACTTCTAACTCTACTGCGAAAGTAGATAAAGTATTTGTTATTACGCCTACACAAAGTGATATATTTGAGATTCCGTGTAAGGATACCTCATTAACGGCTTCGTATCTTGGTCATGGAGCTGCTATTATTGCTGTAAGTGGAGTACAAAAAGCGGATCTAGATAATACAGCATCAACTGAAGTATTAACGGTTGTCGGATTCGATGACGATAATGATACAGTACTTGTTAGAGTTAAATCTAGGTACTTACAAAATATATAATAAAATAGGAGGTGTGTAATATATGTCAGGCGTAATGAGAAACCAGTTCACAGAACAAATGAAAGATGATAATTATGAGTACTTCTGGGATAGTTATGATATCACTCCTACAAAATGGGAAATGATATTTGAAACTGTACAATCCAGTAGAGCGTATGAGCAGTTTACTTCGGCTATCGGCCTTGGTGAGTTGCTAGAAAAACCTGAAGGGGAAGATTTGAGATCAGACACTCCTATTGAAAGTTACACAATCGTTTGTAAGAACGCTGTTTATGGACGTTTGGTAAGATTCTCTATGGAAACTGTTGAAGATTCCCTGAGAGGAAATATCGTACAAAATACGGTAGGTAGTTGGGGTAAAATGGTACCTGTAACAAAGGAAAAATATTATGCTAAGTTTTTTGTCAATGGAGCTTTAGATGCTGGTCATGCTGTGTTTAATAACACTATTACTGGTGTTGTGACTGATGCTTCGGGAGCTAAGATTTATGATGGGTATCCGTTCTTTGATACAGCTCACCCAGATAAAGTAGGTAATACTTATGGTAACTTTAATAATAGTAGCACCTTAACTTTTGCCAATTTGCAAACAGCATATAATCTTTATACTATTACAAATAATAGAGATGAAAGAGGTACTATTATTGATTTAACTCCAGATGTGCTTTTAATACCACCTGCATTGAAGTTTACTGCTAGTGCTATTTTAAATTCCACATTAATTCCTGGTAGTATGGATAATGACACGAATGTTTTAAAGTCACTTATTCAACCATTAGATTGGGCTTATTTGTCTGGTGCTACTACTTGGTGTATTGGTAAGTTGAAAGCTGGTCTTATGGCCACAGATCGTCAGGATGTAAGTCTTGACTTTTGGCAGGATGAAACCAGTAAGGACTATTTCGCTTCTATCTATACAAGATACGGTGGGGTAGTAACCAATTGGCGATACTGGTATGGCTGCAACTTCAGTACATCTTAAGAATGTTGCTTAAATAAATAATAAATTGGGGGCGTTATAACGCCCCCAATATAACATAGTCAAGGATTTGATTTTTAATGTCACTTAGTTCAAGATCAAAATCAGTTATTGCAAGTTCCTTGGTTCTTAATCAGAACGAGACTTATCCAGATCGTACTTTATTAACAGCGTCTGAGAATGCTGTTAAAACAGACACGACTTCTGGTACTTTGCGTATTGATAAGAGTACAGTTCCGAGAACTAGTGATGATATGAGTAAATTGTACAAATGGAAAAAAGGTGCTGGAAAACTATATGGTACTCATGCAACAAGAGAAGAAGTTGGTATGAATCAATATATAAAAGATATAAATAATGCACCAAAGGAAAGTGACTACAAAGCTATCTATGTGGATACATTTAAATTAATTGGTCCACAATTAGCATTATATAGAAAGTAATTGATATTACTTATATCCTATGGATTTAGGAGGTAAAAATTATGTTACACAAAACATGTAAAATTTGTAAGGATGAAAAACCTTATAATAGGTTAGATGTACACGTATCAAAATTGCATAATATGAGTATGGAAGAGTATGAACTCTATGATCAAGAAGCAATGGAATTACTAGAATTTGTACCACAAGACCCAATTTCTCATGTTGATAGAATGGATAATATATTTAGTGGAAAAGTTAAAGCATCTATTGCAGATAAACCACTCAAAGATTTTTTAACTAAATATAATATAAATGTAAAAGAACTTATTGCAATAATAGAAAATTATACTAGTGGTAAACCTCTTCCTCTTGAACAAGGTCAAAAACTTAGTGAGAGAAAAGGTATTGAAGAGGCAAAACTTAAAAAACATTTAAATGTAGTTAAAACTCCGAATATATATATGGCTGAAGCACTAAAAAAATATTATGGGTTTAAGTGTGTGGCAGTACATTCGGCTAAAGGCTCCATCCCGCAGATTTGGGAATTGGAGAAACAAATAGAAACATAAACGGAACTCATGGTAATATCCGCCATGACATCTGAGGAGATTTACCCATAGTCTCCAAGGAAACCAAAAAAAAGGAGTTGATTTTATGGGTACGTCACATATTGATAGTGATATGGTCGGTAAAGATGGTACAGAAACCATCACTGGGTTTGCAACAGTGGGAGATGCAAGTACTGCACTAGTTGGTTCTACAGTAAGTGCTGCTACAGTTACTGGTACTACCGGAGTTATTGGTACATCTTATGTAAAAGTTGCTGGTGTATATCTAATGTCTGGTTCTGTAGGAACTAATACTAGTGCTAGCATTCTTGCTGCTGCTGTAGCTTTAGTTAGTGCTCCAGTACCAAAGGGGTCTATGTTTATGAATGCATCCCCTGGCGCTTTGTGGGTATTTACTGCTACAATGACAGCTGCAACCGTAACTTAATTCAAATTTTAATATGGTGGGATAAAACTATCCCACCAACTTTCATATATCCTCACTTTTTATTGTTACTCTTTCTATCTGATCTGATTTGTTTAAGCTGCTTCTGTTCCTCATACTGAATCTGGTTTTGTGAGAAAATTTAGGGGTGATAATTGTCATGTCAATCATAAGTCATTCAGGTCGTAATTTCTTTTCAGCATATTCTGTGCTAGCTACTCCAAATACTGGTTATGTATATAATTCTGAGGGTGATACAGATTCAGAAGCTGGGTGGATTCCATGCAAATCCGATGAGATTTGTGTTGCTTTCGCCACAGCTACTTTAACTGCCACAACACTATTGATGCGTATTGAAGGTAGATTTGATACCTATAATAGATCTGCATCATTATATGCTGAAGAGGTAACTAGTGCACAAACTATTGATAAGATTGTAAGAATACCTGAGAAGGTCAAAGAAGTTCGTGTAGGTGTCAGAACTGATGCTGTTAATATCTTAGTAGCAAGTCCAAATATTTTTTATGCTGGATTATGTTTATCAGAGAGTCAGTAAATTGGTAAGGAGTAGAAAATAATGGCAACTATCGGATATTCTTACGTTTCTATATATGGTGGATATAATGTAGTAGCTACTTCAAATTATGTTTATTCCACAACAGCGTCTACTGGAGCTGAAGATGGATGGTATACCCAGAAGCCAGATCAGGTTTTAATTACTGTAGGAGTGGCAACACTCACAGCTACAACATTATCACTACGTATTGAAGGTCGTTATCCTACTCATGATAGAGCTTTTGAAATATATCAAGTAGATTATACTTCTATAACTAGTATAGATGAATCTTTAATTATTACTGAAACTTGCCCAGAGGTAAGAGTTGGTGTTAAAGTTAATAATTCTGCATCCCCCAATAATATTTATTGTGGTTTATGTAGAACAGAATTTACATAAAGGTGGATAAGTATGTTTAAAAAATTATTAATTTGTATGTGTTCAATATTATTTGTAGTTGGGATCTCATCTTACAGTAATGCACAGTTATCTACTAAAGCTTTACAGGCTATTGCTACCTTAGTCCCATTCGCTGATTATTATAATAATGGCACTGTATCCTCTGGTACAGTAACTTTAGATTTTAAGAAAGGTGCTTACCATGAAGTCACAGCTGGTGGAAATTTTACTATTGCCTTCTCAAATTGGCCAAAGAATGATAAAGTTGGTCGTATAATACTTAAATTAAACGATGGTGGGGTACATACTATTACATACCCAAGTAGTGTTACTTGGGTTGGTAGTGATATAGTACCTACATTAACTGATAGTGGCTTTGATATAATTGAATTTACTACTTTTAATAGTGGTACTGCTGTTTCTGGTAGATGGAGTCCTGGGTCTGAGTCTCTTTATGATCATGAGAATGATTCCGATCAGCATCCAGAGTATATGACACCTGCTGAGTTTACAACTACTGTTGGTACAGATTTCAACGCAGAGGCAAAACTAAAGGCACTAACATCAAAAGCAGAATCTCTTACCTTAGAAACTGCCGAAGTCGTTACGTTTACAGCAGGGTACAAGCATTATGATGTATCTGTAAATTGTGAGACTGCTATTACAGCACTTACAATAAGCGAAACTGGTGTTATTAATAATGCTACTGCTTTAATTACAAACACATCTTCGGGCGCAGATGAAGGAAATATTTGTTCGTTTACCTATGCTGCATCTAATTTGGAATGGCCTGGTGGTTCAGGTTTGACAATCTTAATGCTCGATGGAGAAAAAATGCTTCTTCATTTTGAAGTAGACAGATGGAAGGTCTTAGTAAATAGTACATCTACCCAATGGGTTTCTGGTATCGCTTCAAAGAATCCTATCAGTGGAGACCCAGATGTTTTTGACACAACATTTGCTTCTATTTCTGGTAACACCTCAAATATGTATGGGGGAACTTACAGAGCTTCTGGCACTGGAACTGCACCGTTGCCCCCTGTTTTATCAGGCATGCACTTTACCTATGTTCTTGAGAGTGCAGACGCTAATGTAATAGATCCTGATGGCACAGGGACAGCAGACACTATTATAATGAATGGGCTTCCAGCAGCGCAAGATGAAAACATAACATCATCCACCATTGGTGCTATATGCTATTTTGAGTATGCTGAAGCGGATAAGTGGATGGCAACCTGCCATCTTTTTACGGAGGCGACACCACCCTAATGAGAATAAAACCAATTATTTTAATATTGTTACTCCTTATATTTTCCACAACCTGTTTTGCAGGTAGTGATGCGATTAAAGCAGTGATTGCAAGAAGGAATGCTTCTGCTGCCGGATTTTGTGATGCTGGATGTGCTGGAGATGTTAATCTATGCTGGACACCCGATTCAACTACTGCCGATTGTTCAGATGGGGATACTTCGGCTTCAGCGATTAGTGATGTAACAATAGCTGGTGGGAAAATAGTAGTATTAGGTTCTCTTGATTG